TAAAGTGCAATTATTGCATAGTGAGCTATTTTCATTAAGTCTTTACGATAATCGTCTACGGTGCCTTTTGATTCGTAACGATTAGAATATTTATCAATATTTCCTAAACAAAACTCAAGTCCACGTCCACGATCTATAATAACTTCTGTAGATTGTAATCTTCCATCATGTGCATAGTGTTGCTCATACGTGCTTTTAATGTAGTTTTTTAGCTCATCTATATAAGTATGTTCCTGAAAGCAGTGTTTAACGTGGTCATCATCCTCAAACAATAAGTTATCAAAGTTTAAATCTGGGTGTGGATCGTCTTCAAAGTATCCTTCTTGCTTGTCCAATAACTCACGTAAAGTATCTTGACTTAAAAGTACCTCATGCTCATCTTTTCCGTATTGAGTGAAAACATTTTCAGGTTCTACTATTTTTCGTTCGTTTGAAAGAAATTCACGTTCATAAACAGTTCTACCTTTATCTGGTGATTCATATATTTTAGGAGATTTATATTCTTCGCCTGTTAACTCTTTGTATCTATCCTTTAAGACACTAATAGTAGTATGTATATGCCCAGTTGCTTGGTCTTTGAGTCTTTCCTTTTGTTCTTCAATTTCTTCTTCAAGAAATCTACGTTTCATATATGCTTCATGAGGTTCTTGTGTCATTTATTAAGTTTACCCTTGATTGCTTCTAATAAGAGACTTAAGTTCTCTTTTTTGTTTAAGTTTGTACCATCTACTTCAATGCCTAAAATATCTTCAAGCTCTCTTAGCATTACTTTTACTGTAAGATATTTTTGATCATCTTCGATCACTGGTTTTTCATAGATTTTAAGTTGTACAAGTTTACTAATAACACTTCTATACCCTTTTGAAAAATGCTCAGCTAACTCATACACATCTTTTTTGTTTTCTTTAGTATAAAGTTGAATAAGCTCTTGTTCTTGCTCATCATTCCAAGCTTTAATACTCATCTTCGTTCTCCAATTCTAATTCTAACTGATTATTCCATATAAATCTTTTTGCAACAAGTTCTGCTGCTTCTTCTAAAAGAGGGATAAGAGAGCTTACTTCGTCTGCAGGAATAGAAAATCCTGTTTTAGTTGGAAACCACATTCCTGTATCTCCGTCCATTGTGTATTCTCTTATGTGTAAGTAAAGTTTTTCTCTAAACTCATTTACAGTTACTTTTACAGCATTACCATTTGGTTTATGAAAAGCTGTTCCAAAATCTACATTCATAGAATTACAGTTTCGTCTTTATTAATAAAATTTTTCATCCAGTTTGTTACAGGATATGCTTTAAATACTTGAACTAGAGCGTATCTTGTATCAGTTCTTGATTCGTTACGCATGCCATGCTTAACTAAGTCTGGATCAAAAATTATTGACTCACCAACCTTTAACTGGTATTCGATTTTCTCTTTATTATACTCAAAAGTATAAATAAAATCAACACTTGATGTAAGTGCAGTTATCATTCTGAGTCGATAATCTTCGTTAGTTTTAGCTTCTACATTGTTACCGTCTACATGAAGTGGTATAGTCTTACCAGGATCTTGTTTATGAATTCTGATTCTACTTGTTTCAATTTCGTAAAAATCTGCTAGCAGCTTTGCTTCTGATACTTTGTCATAGAGTTGTGTATATTTAAAATTTTCTGGTTTTTCAACGGGATTGCTTCTGTAAAAATCATAAACACTTCCAGACTCACTTTTTATTGCTATCGCATCTACGTACCCTGATAGATCTTTATCTACATGTTCTTTAAATTTAAGTTTATGAACCCAACTAAAATCTGATTGTATTTTAGTTTTTACTTTAATTAACATTAATGATTTTTCTTTCTTCTACCATAGAGGGATCAAAGAAATCTATTCCATTTTCGCATTTTCGACACATTTCATAGCAAGCGTGCGGTTCAGGAATCACCTCTTCATAACTTGATTCAAAAATATTACCAATAATATGTTCTAATCCATAGTCCATACAACATAGAGCTATATCACCATTAGGTAAACAGACGTTATGATACATACGTTCATCACATCCACAAGTCATTGCTTTGTTACCATGATCAATACTTTTAAAAGTATAAAGAGCTACTTCTGGTTTTAATGCGGCTTCTCCTATAAGATTTCCTGCCCGACTCCACATATCATATTGTGGTGCGCTTGGAAATGCGTGTTTTACATCGTCGTGCACTGTTCCCATAGACATAATTTGAAAATTCTTTATTTGATCTTTAACTTCTGCTAAATATTCAATAGTCTCAATATATTTTTTAGTAATAGGGTGCTTTGCCTTGCGTTCTTGATCAGGTAGATGAATAGTAAATCCTCCATTCGGGGCTCCTGCAAAAGGTATATCTTTTATACGTTCTACATCAGTTTTATCCATACCTACAACAGTTGTAAAAGCGCTTACTGGATGTCCTGTTTCATGAGCATACAGTAGCATATCAGTACATGATTTATTTAACCAAGGTTCTGTAAATCCTGCAAATGTAATTCTTACTTCTTGTGGTATTTTATCTACTATTCTTTTGAAATTGTCTAGAGTAAGCGTTTTTACTCCTTCATAAACTTGTAGTAGTGTTTGCTGAGGGCAAAATACACAATCTACTACACACCCTTTTGGAGGAATAACAGTAGTAAATTCCATTGTAGGTGCAATACTATGTTTCCAAGCATCTTTTATACCTTTTTTCTTGTGAACATATCCTACTTTTCTTGGTATAATATCAACTTGCGGAGAAGAAAGCATATAATCTTCTGCAACATTTTCTTCATTAGTTAGACACGTCATTTTATTAAGAATATCTGAGTCTACTAAATCAGCTTTTACCCACCAGTCTTCAAATGGACGACCTTGATCAGGACTAATATCGTTTACTACTAGAGTATAACCTTTACTTCTTAAAAATTCTCTACTTTTCTCTCTAACCCCTGAATGTTGATCTGTGTAATAATCATGTTCAAAAGTAATTACTTTAAACTGGTATTTATCAAATGGGATATTAAATAAAGCTTTTAAGGATGTATTAGGAGGCTCACAATCTATCTGTAAGTAGTCAATAGTTTTAGTAAAATTATTTAATTCTAAAATTAGTGCCCAATCAACAGCAGTAGCATCACCTTTTAAACATAAATTTTTTCTTTCTTGCTTAAACTGTTGCACAAAACTTTCTTCAATATCAATACTTATCCCTATCCAATCAAATTGTGTTTCTAACAATGCTGTATTATTACCTTTAAAAGGTCTGCAACTACCTATTTCTAAATATGTTCCTTGTTTTTTACCATCAAGCATACTTAAAACAAACATATCTTGATATGCTTCACTATAATTTTTATTTATTTTATCACTATTTACAAATTTATGTTTTAATTTATCTAATTTTGTTAAATCATAAAACTTTTTTTCTTTTTTCTTTTTTAATAGTCCAAGATTGATCATATTGTTATAGACTAATTCACGATAAAAATCATTCATTTCACTTTGCCAGTTAAAATATAAATCAGTAAAGATCTCTCTAGACTCATCACATAGCCCTGTCCAATAAGCAGTATGACCTTTTTGAAAATATAATGCGAATTTTCCTGGAAATTCAGTAAATTTAAGAGGGGGTAACCCGAAATTACAAAACTCTAAAGCTTGAGATGATGTTTGATATGAATCTATCCAATTTGATTTATGATCTGTAGTTTCTTGTATTAATGCGAGTGCTAAGTATGCTTCTGGCCTACGAGGTAGAATAGCAATAGCGTGTTGTAAAAGTCCTTTTACACTTACAGATCTCATACTTTGTGATTCAAAGCAAGATGCAGCTTTTAACATACACTCATACTGTAGCTCTTTGTTTCTTGTTCTCTCAGCCGTTCGTAGAAAAAAGCTGATTGCTGCTGCAGTTTGGTTTATCTTGTTATAGTGGAGTGCTAATAACAAATTAGATTTTGGGTCTTCGGGGTTGTTTATATATTCTTTTAATAGTTGGTCTAGTTTTTTATCCATTTAAGAATTCCTCTACAAATTGTGAGGTTGTTTTAATTATAAAAGCTGCATTATCTTGAAAACCAAATGATATTAGAATATCATCTTCAATCTGTACCATTCCTGTTGCAAACTCTACAAGTCCTCCCATAAAGTTAAAAGGTTTTGAGCATTTTATTAAATTAAATTGTTTATCCCATTGCATAAACCTATGAGTATATATAGCATTTTTTCTACCAGTTTCGTGTTTATCGAGATTTACTGCGTGAGTTACTCCTAAATAACCACTTTTCCATGGTATTATCTGAGATCCTCCACGCTCATCTTTAGGAAAGTTTTGAGCCTCTGGTGATAGAGCTGTAGTAGTTTTACCGTCGATAGGATTGTACATAGCAACTTCTGTAGGATTACTCCACTTTATCCATGAAAAAGGTTTATTAAGAATTGGCATCCAATTCTTTTCGCAGTAAGAATCTTGTCCATCAGGTAAAGGAATCCTAGTCCTCTCTACCTCAACCACGTCATTTTCATATATTTCAATTTTACTTAATTCCATTCTACCAACACCATTTATAGTAGTATCTCGTCTAACCCCTGTTATAAAATAGTTATTATTCCAATATACAAGTCTTGCGTCTTCTAATCCTACAAACTCCCAAAGAGGCTCATATGTATCAAACTTAGACGTGTCTATTTTATGAGATTTAACTATATCTAAATTATGATCAAGCTCTAAGTACCAATTCCAAGTGCGTAATTTAATGTCATTTTCAGGATGTATGTACGTAAGAGGTCCGAAAGGGTGATGAAATAAGTTCTTTTCACTGTGGTAAAAAGTATAGTTTACATTGCGTAGAATAACTCTTATCTTATTATCGTGATATAAAATTGACGGATTCATTAAACCGAGAGAGTTAGCGTCAATAACAAGTGGGTGAAGCGATCCTCTAGAGAGTTTTACTAAGTTTTGGATAATCATCTAAATATTCTTTAATCTGTTTGCCTTCTACTGGACGGTCTAAATAATCTTTACCTAGTATCCATATATTAGAATTTTTTTCTGCAATTTGTTCTATCCAAGTTTCGTAACAATCTCTGACTCCTGCTAATCCTCTTAAATATTGAGCATTTACTGTATGAAATGCATTACTCCACCAAATCACTTCATTACCTACTCCAGTAATTTTAGAAGTAACTCTTTCTGGTTTTTCACATATATCTACATATACATAATCGTGTTTTAATTTTTTGTACCTATCCCAGTGTTCTTTTATATCTTTTTCAGATCCCCACCAGCTTATTTCACGTTGCCATAGTTCTGATCTTGACATATTTTCGGTGCCTGCACCGCCGGTCTCATTAAACTTAAACTTACTATATGCCCAATCTAAGAATGCTGGATAATCTTCTCCGTCCCACTCTTGTACTAACAGCTTTTTAAAAGCTAGTGATTGTTTACTATAGTCAAAAAATACAACTTCAGTATTCTCGTTAAAGTCAAATTTATTGAGAATCATATTAGGTTTAAAACTAGCCGCAACACAATAAAGCTTATCTATAGGTTTTAAATCTAGATATTTAAGATCTGTATAATTTTCAGTGTTCCAAAAGAAAACACAAGTTGGTGCGTATTCGACTATGTTATTTATCCAATTAAGTTGGGAAGACAGCTCAGCAGCACTTGAGTTTGGGTATAAATACTGCTTTACGTTTCTAATCTTTGGATGAAAGTTATAAACTGTTAATCCGTTAGCTAGACTTGTATTAATAAAATTCCAACCATCTACGAGAGGTGTGCAAACAGTGGACTCTTCGGTTGGTGATAATGATAGAGGTGTATAATCATCATGTATGTCTTTAGCGTGTCTTTTTGCTTTAGCTACTGTTTCCTCTTTTGTGCCTTTTTTACCAAAAACTGGTTTATCAAATTTTTTATAGTAATCAAGGTTGACTAACATGCATTGTTTATGAAGACCGTAGTAACCTTCTTCACCGCTTGGATTATTTTTATTCTTTTTGTTTTTATCCATAATATGACCAGTAACAAAAAAACGTCTTTTTTCGATCCAAGTCTCAATATGGGTAAAGAAAGAAGCTTCCATAATGATATGACCTACAGATTGAACAATGCAGTAATCTACATCATATTCAAGAGCTTTATCTAAAACATCGTTTACAGACTTTTCTACAAGGATAGGTCCAAAATATTTAAATCTAGTAAAAAACTCTGTTATTTCTTTGAATTTTTGAGCTTTTGTTAGGTGGTGAGAAAACTGAGTATTATCGTATATGCCAACAACGTAGTTTTTATTAACTCCCATTTTTCGCATAAGAATCCTCCACTAGCTTTTCAAATTCTTTTGATTTTACTCCGTGAACAATAATATGATACCTATCTTCATTACTCTTATTGTACACTGCATGAGTATTGCCTACGTCTAACATGAGAGCTACTCCAGGTTCAAAAGGAACAAACCCTTCGTGATCTATCATTTTCATTTTACAAGATTTTGGATTATTTAATGCAATGTTAATAGGAGATAGCTTATGTTCAAACATATCCTGATGAGGAGATATGAAACCTCCAGGTTCAAGTAGCATGAATCTTACTCTATAATATTTTTTGTATGGAAAATTACATTTGAAAAAAGTATATGTTACAGGACATTGATTAATTATATCTGTCCAAATATATGGAACTTCATCATTAGATTTATATCCGTATTGATCATAGTGGTTAGTGCTTTCTGCTGAAATACCGTGTATACATAAACTTTTCCAGCCTTTATGGTGGTAACCACCACTTCCGTCTTGGTCACGATGAGCTACAAATCTGTTTTTTAAAGCTTTAGCTTCTTCATACATTTCTTGGTACGGAAAAGAGATATCAAGTTTTAACCAAGGGAGATTGCTTTTATTAACAATCCAATCAAAATTCATTAGTATATATCCAATAGGTCTTCGTCAAAAGCAAAACTAGTACCGCAACCGCATGAGGCTTTAGCTCCTGGATTATTAACTTGAAGAAGCTTATTCATACCTTTATCATGAAGATCTATTTCACTTCCGTATAAAAATACTAAGCTTTCCTTATCAATGATAGCAGGAGGTGATTGAGAAAATACAACGTCATCCTTACCTATTTCGTCTGCTATGTCAAATTCATAATTAAACCCAGAGCACCCTCCTCCTGCTACGCCAAACCTAAAATACTGATTATCTTGTAAGTTCTCAGAAATAAATATTTGTGCTTTTGGAGTTATAGTAGGAAGTTGACCTTTTACAGACTCATCTATAATAGGAGCATTACCATGAAAATCTCTTAATATTTGTTCTTCTAAAGATTGAGGCTGTTCATATTGCTCGTATTCAGCAAAAAATTTATCTAGATCGGACTGTATCTTTTCTTGAGTTGACATTTTCAAATACCTTTACATAATTATTAATTACATTGTCCCAAGTGTTTGTTGGAATAAACGTTTTTAGCTTTTCAAATTTATTAGCATCATGACTATGATATATAAATTGTAGCGCTTTTCCGAGAGATTGTCCATCAGGTTCATTTACAAAAGTATGAGAACCCATTTGAGTTGTTGCATCTCCCGGTTTGATAGCAAATATGTTAGAGTTTGTAATATCAATGTGTGCTTGTTTTGTAGGAACTTTTATACCTATATCATCAGGGATAAAATCATCAGTTGGTCCGTTAGCTGACACAATAGGGTAAGCTCCACATGCTACTGCTTCTTGCACATGCATCCCAAAACCTTCAGCTCTATAAGGATGTACGACAACTTTAGATGCTTTGAATATAGACGCCATCTGTTCTTGAGAAAGGTTGTCATCTATATAAATTATCTCACCACAGTTTGTCTTATACTGCGCTTTAATAATTTCATTTATAATGTTGTTTTTACCGTATATAGCCGGATTATCTTTAATTATAAGAGTTGCTTTATCGAATTTTTTAAAACACTGATGCCAGACATTCATCAGTATATCTAAACCTTTTCTCCATTGAGAGTTGCCAACATATACAAAATTAAATCTTTCTGGATCAATACCATAATCTGTGCATGGATTTATATTTTTATTGAATATACTATCATCATAACCGTTTGGAACAACAAACAAATTATCAGGGTTTAGCCCTCCGTTTCTAAAAGTGGTAGCAACAAAATTACTGGGGACTATTAACCCATCTGCAAAAGTTTCAAATTTATATTGCCACTCAAAAGGAGCTTTAGTAAATTCCCAAGGTTGAATAAACAAAATTTTAGTTTTTTCATCATTAGGCCAGTTCCATATAGGAGGATAAGAATGTCTTACCTGTATATCAACTACTTTATCTCCCAAGTCTTTCTTTTCTAGCTCTTTTATATCTTTAATTACAGACTTATCTAAATTAGCATCAGGATTAACTTGATCTAAAGGTGTTATATAAATATCCCAATCAGGTTTACTCTTTGCTAATTTTATCGCTAAATTTCTGTTTATAATGGTCAAGGAGTGATTATCGTAAAATTTTCCTACAAACTCTATTATCATATTAGTATGCCCTATTTATGTTTTGTTTGATATAGTCTTCTACATGGTCTGAAGGAATAGCTTCAAGTGATGGCCATTGAACAGAACCTAGTCCTGATGTTTTAAAGTTTTTAAGCTCTTTATAATTATCAAATTCAACTTTTGACCAAATTTGATAGAAAGGATCTTTTTCAACTAAATCTGAGTGTCCTATATTATGTATTTTTTCGTGTAACTCTTGATCTGGTCTGCATAAACTCCAGTGCAACGCTACAAGAGGAGATGCTAGTCTATTGTGTCCTGCAGCACTTTTATCTGTCCATCTTGCATAGGTAAAAGTACTATCTGCAGAAGTAGTCATGCCTTGATTTTCTCCAAAAAAAGGTGTTCCATCTTCATTTGCAATGACTAAAGTAATTGAATTACCTTCTTCATCAGTTACAATCTTATAAGGAGTAGCCCACGTCATACATATATCAAATTTATTATAGTATCTTTCTACTATGGGACAATATTCATAAAAAAATTCTTTAGCATTTACTAAGTACTCGTCAGCATCAAAACTAAAAATCCAGTCATTACTACATTGTCCTTTTAAAAAGTTTCTTTCATAGTTATCATTCTCAATCGCTACTTCAGATTGATGAAAATCTTCTTCAATTATTGATATTTTTTTATCACCGTCTAATCTTGATAGCTCTGACCAAAGAGAAGATTCGTCTATGCTAAAACTGTTTTTACTCCATGTCATTCTATCTTTATCTATACCAAGTACTATTTCATCTACAAAGTCATAGTATCTTTCTATAGATTTGCATAAAAACCTATTAGCATCATAACTAATAAGCCCGATTACTGATTTCTTTTTCATTATCGCCTCAAGATTTAGGTGTGGTGTTAGCTTTTGGAGCTACTTTAGGAGCAGGCTTATTGATCATAGCTTTTTTCTTTAAACCAATTATTCTAATACCGCTAAAGTATTTTGAGGCATCGCTTGTACCTCCTGATGTTCTTATTTCACTAAATTGAACAGTAAACTTATCTTGATGTCTTAAAAGTGATTTGTTAAGCTCTTCTGCATGCTGAGCGTTAGATTGGCTTGTAAATACAATAACAGATTCCATAGCTAGTGCATTAAGAGTTTTTTCAAAAAATTCATCATATAAAGATTGATTAACAGGAGTAATATCAAATAAGCAAACATCAAATTTAGGCTGTTTAGTCCAATCTACTTTTTCAAAATCTGATTCAACCATAGTGATAGATCCTGGAACATTAGTTTCTGGGTGAAGATTGTATCTTTCAATATTAGCTTCTAACTGAGACTTCATGTTATCCCATATAAAACCTTCAGGAGCCCATTTTTTAGGTTCTCTATCGTCGTATCTAAAGTTATCAACTCCTACAGCTTTACACTCATTACCAAAAACAGAAGATATGAGAGTAGCTCCTTTATATACTCCTAGTTCTAAATAATTTACTTTTCCTGCTGCACAAAGGTTATTAACAAGACATTTTAGTCTAATAGATGAAAGCCCGAAAAGATCTCTTTCTCTTTCAGATATTTTTGATCTTTCATTGTCTGCCTGTTCAAGCGAAGCATCTACCCATGCTTTATTCAGTGTTGCCATTATTTTTCCTTCCAAGTATTTTATCTAAGGGATAAAACGGTAAATATATAATCAATAAAATTATTAATAAAGAAATAGCAGGTATCCCAAAAAGTAAAAAACTAATTAACATCCATAACAAAACTATACTTGTTAGTATAGGTCCTGCTTTTTTTCTGCGATCTTCAAACATTGAATTTATTTCTGATTTATTAATATACACTTTATCCAAGTTTTATCTCCTTGTCCAGCGTTTTATAAAATTTTGAATTGCCCCATTTCGTCTGGAGTCTTTCTAGGTTTCTCATTTCCATTTTGATTTTAGAATTATCTTTGATTCGTTTATTATCTTTGGATTCGTGGTGAAAGAGTCTGACTGGTATTTGATATATACGTTCACCAAGCTCTCTTCCTCGTAAGCAGTAATCCACGTCTCTATTGTACGTCCATTCATATTCTGGGCTGAAATCCCCAACTTTTTTAATAAAGGATCTTCTAATATAACATCCTCCAAAGGTTGTCCATGCAACCTCTCTAACTTTATTGAATTGACCCCTATCGATCTCCAGTGTTTCTTTAAATTTTGACTGGTTTTCAAGTATGAGACCGCTTCCGAAATGATCTGGCCTCTCATTAGAAAATCGTCCTCCTGCACATTGTATGTAAAATTCATTTTTATCATTTCTTGCGGGGTACAAAAGTAAGCAACCAAACATTCCTGCTTCGGGATGGTGTTTAACATAGTCTAAAACCTCTTCAAACCACTCATCGTGGTGGGGAGTCATGTCTGCATGAAGAATAAATATATCATCTTCTGGATACTGTTTCCATATTTTTTGAAACATTAAATCAGAACCTATTCCAGCATCATCTCTTTGATAATGTATATCAAGTTCCCAGAATAGTTGTTGATGTTCTTTTATTTCGTTTTCGTATACATATGGAGTAATTACTTTAACGCCCATTACGATCCTTAAGTTTCTTTTTACCTTCTTGCCACCATTTGACACGGTCATTTATAGCTTTTGCTTCACAAAAACCGCACAACTTTTCAATTTTGTTGTTTGCGTCATAACTACAAAATGGACAAGGTTTATTATCTTTTTTCATCTTTTTCTTTTAACTCTGCGATACGATTTAACATCCATTCACGTACTTTTGGTTTTTTATCTTTTATTTCAAGTATTGTTAGCTCGTGCTCTAAAATTCGTAAAGTAGTCCATTCAATACTATCCAACATTAAAATCTCCGTTCAGTCCAAGTTTTAGGTGTTTTTTCGTTTATAATTTCAAGAGGTAAGTGATATTTAAAATCTCGTGGTTTATTTTCTCTAATCCAATTAGCTGTTTTTGCGACAGCTTCCTTTATATTAGTTGTTGTTTTATAATCAAGAAGCTCTCTAGCTTTATTACTAGAGCAAGTTGCGTGTTTTACTTCTTGAGGTCTTCCTTGTGTATAGTAAATGGGTTTTCCATTGAATCCCGTTTCGTTAGAGCATAAATCTGCAAGTTCTTTAATTGTGATAGGATCTTCATCAGGACCTATGTTAATAGTTTCGTAGACAATATTTTCATCTAATCCCATTTTTTCTAAACACTGAACACAGTCACCTACATATGAAAAACAACGTGTCTGTGCACCGTCTCCATATATAATAGATGGATCACCTCGTAGATTACGATTTAACATAATGCTCATTACGTTTCTAAATGGGTCATCATATTTTTGATGTTCACCTACAATATTATGTGGAACAGCAATATTCCACTCTATTCCGTGAACTTTGCCTAAAACTTTTAGAACTTCTTCCCCTGCTACTTTTGCTATTCCATAAGGATCTACAGGTGCTGGAGACATGTCTTCCGTAAAAGGAGCTTGTTGATTTCC